GTCTTGATAACCTGATTGTGTGCCTTAGAGCCATAGCTATAGAGAGTCTTATTTGAAAGTTCATCTACCTGCTCGACTTCTTCGTGCTGCTGACGATCTTTACCTGACATCTTTTCGCGACCACGAATCTTATCAGCCACGGCTGGATTCATTTTATTTAGATACTGACTATCTTTATTTTTAGCGCCAACAGCGGCTACTGCAGCATTTTTCTTTTCTTTATTATCAGCATTGCCCTCGTCAACAGCTTCAACTTCTTCTTTGTTTAATTTTTTCTGAAAACGTTTAGCGCCAATAACTCTATTAGCAATAGCATTTGCTTTCTTAGGATCATTTGCCATTTTAGCTGGGTCAGCAGTAGCTACTTGATAAGCATTTTTAGCAATATAACCTAATTTCTTCATTGGTGTATCTAATACTTCATCAATAGCTTCTTCTTTAACTGGCGTCATGACCTTACGAACGGTCTCAACTAGGCTATCAGAGAGCCCGAAATTCTTTGTAGGATTGTGCATTTCCTTGACTCCCTTTTGTCCAATATCTTTATTAGCTTTATTCTTTGCAGACTTTGAGGCTTTATCCTCACTGTCTTCGTTCTCATTCTTATCATCTGTGGTTGGCTTCAAATCAACTTCGGTCTTCCCGCCCTTGATTTCACCTACGTCTTTATCGGCTGACTTAGGCTTATTATCTGCATCACCATCATCGTCAGACTTCTTAGCCTTAGGCTTATTGTCTGCATCGTTGTCATCGTCCTTCACAGCTTCTGTGACCTTTGGAACATGCGGAAGAATCTTATCCGTCTTATCGTGATCCATAGCATCATTAGCTACCTTCTTTGCAGTAGCTGCACGCTTTGACTTAGAGTTATCTTCCCAATTATCGGGAACCTTTGCTTCGTACATAGCTCTAATTTTTTGCTCTAAGCTGCGAAAGTCTTTCATGTTAGCCCTTTATAGTTGAACGGATCATCCAGCCATGCTTCTCATGGGCATCTATGCGATCCTGTAGATAATTAGCTAGACCCATCTTCTTATTAGATTCAGCCAGCGCTTGTGTTTTTGTAAGCTGTGCAATGAGCATATCATTGTCAGAACTTAGCTTCTGAAACATTGACATAGCAGTTGGTATGTTTACTTCATCTTGAACAATTGATAGCTCAGTATAGCGTGAAAGAGAGCCTGGAGCAAAAGCCCTAAGAGTACGAAGATGCTCAGCCAATCCGTCGACTGCTCCAAATGTTTCCTCCCAAAGATCACCAAAAAACTCGTGGTACTGTGGAAAGTTAGGACCTTCCACGTTCCAATGGAAATTATGTGCCTTTAGATAGAAAGCAAAGGTGCTAGCAAGAGACACCTTCATTTCCTGAATAAGCTCATCCATTCTTCTTTACTTTCTTCCTACGAGAAGTTGCCCTTTTGACAACCTCTTTAGTTTTCTCAGCAACAACCTTAACCTCTTCAACTGCCTTCTCGACAGCTACTTCAACTTTAGCGGCTTCTTCCATCGCCTTAACAAAAGCTTCTTCAGTCTTAGCATCGATATTAGCCTTGATTTCTTCTGTAGCTTTATTAACGACCACTTCAACCTTAGCCTCAACCGCCTTAACCTCTTGAACAGCGGCGACAAGATCAGCCGTATTAATCTGTCCATCCTTATTAACATCAGCTGCGCTCTTCACATCAGCCACTGTTTCATTAACTGCTTCTTGGACCGTCTCCTTCTTAACAAGGACCTTCCAAAGAACAAAACCAACCGCTAGAATAAATGCAATGCCAATTAACGTTTCCATGTTTTATACTCCATAGTGTTTAATAGACCCATCGGGTTGTGCATGATAAGCGACGAACCTGACGTCTGGAAATTCATTCTTCATAGACAATAAAGCCTTCAGGTTCGACTTACTGTCGTCATACATGACTACCTTCTTAAATTTCAAAAGATCAATGTACCTCTTTAGAATCGATACCTTCTTTGAGGCTGGCGCTTCCTTACCAGGAATATTGCCGGCGCGCTCAACATGAATACCATCGATATTGATACCGTACTTTCGAAACGTGTTCAAGAACGTAACTTTGTCATCGAAGTCCGCTCTTGCTGTATTTATGATAACTCTACTATTGGGGTCCTTGCGGACCAAAGCATGAATCTTCTTTACAGTCTCCAACATCTTCTCAATAGGCACAGACTCATCATGAAACTTCTTAGCATCATGGAACTCGCTAAAGTCATAATGCTCACCTGGACCAAGTGTATACGTATTGAATTCACTTGTATCCAATATCTTTACAATCTTACCATTCCTCACAACCTTGACCTTGGCTGTGGTATGGAACATCGTATCATCAATATCAAACACAAACAGCGTAGCCCTGTCTGTTACATAGTCTCTAAACTTCAGCATCGTAGTACCTTTCCAACCACTGGTCTATTGTACTACAATCCTAATCATTTGTACATCTAGATTCCCTTACGACCTTCTTAATAATGCTTAGTCGGCTAGATTGACCAGGAGTAGCTTCTTTGTAGTTCTGGACTAGAGAGTCAGTACCAACGAAGCGATTCGATGCATCATCCTTGTTTGCGGAGATTGCCTCGCCATTGGTATATGCTTCCTTAACACTCTTACCGATAAACGCCTTCTTGACGGCTAGCTGCAATGCCTTTGCGCCAGCTTCGGTCTTACTCGGCCTCTTATCAATTGTTCTGGCTTTATTAACCTTACCGACTAACTCGGCTGATACTTCAGTGACTTGTGAGTCTTTCAAGTCTTTGGCTGAAGGAGCACCTTTAGATCCAGGCTTACGCATGTGCTCACCTGATCCGTGCTTAATTCTTTCGCGCTTGGCATGGATGTTATCCCATAAACCACGCTTCTCGAGAAGGTCTTTATCGATCATTATAGCTGCTCCACCTGCGACGAATGAGTTGACACGATCGTATGCGACCTGTTCTGATAATGTCATTGAATACCCACGGCGATACACTTCCTCGAGTGTATCAAACGGGATTCCAGATAACTTTGATTTTTTGTATAGGGAGACGGTTTGTTTAGGTGTCAGGACTACGGCAAGCCCACTCGATTCGTCGAGCGCTAGCTGAGGACTAGTAGGAGACTTCTTTTCTTCAGACATTGGTGATTCCCGTGGGCTTAACCATGAATTTTGCAGGATTGCCGTAGCTTTCTGCTGACGTGGTATTTACCAATTTCGCTCTCTTATAGTTTGCAATAGGTTTGATACGAACTCTTCACGAATCGATTTCACCGGTGGTTTAGGTGCTGCTGGTTTTGGCTGTGCCACCTTGATAGGCTTTGGAGCAACTGGTTTTGGAGCTGCTACTTTAGGTTGAACCTTCTTAGCTACCTTTGCCCTTGCAGTCTGCTGCTTTGCAACATTCCTAGCAAGCTCACGGCGCTTTACCTCATTACGTGCACGTGTACCAATCTTATCCTTACGACGAGCATGGTTTAATAGAGACCTCATAGGAGTATTAGCATCGATCTTAATATCCATGCCCTGACGTACCTCATTGTACATCTCATCAACATGCTCATCAGATGCAGTTGGGTGCATACCAGCTCTGAAGTCTGCTTTCTTACCAGCTAATGCATGACGACGCATCTTAGATGCAGACATCTTACGTCTTATATCATCAGCAGATTGTGGCTTCTCATCATCATCTGCTTCACTGTCAGGATCACGCTCACCAGCAGAGACCACATCGATCTTCTTAAAGTTATACTCTTTACCATTGTAGCTATCGAGGAGCTTCTTAATACCTTCAACACGATCTGAACCAACGACCATAATAAGATGATCATGCCCCGCCGCTGCTAGCTTCTTGACATGATCGATGATGCTAGGTGCATCCTCATCGGTAATACGAATATTCGCTCCTGGGAACATACGCTTTGCATGCTTCAACTTCTGCTCAGGTGTCAATGGGTTCTTCTCTGGATCCTGTGATCTAGAAAGAGTGATGTCAGACTTGGCATTATTCTCTTTAGCAAGCTCCTGAACTCTACCAACAACTGCGCCATGTCCAGCATATGTAGGTGGATTCATACGACCAAAGGTTGTAACAATAGGATTCCTTGGCATTGCATTAGCACTAGGCTCATCCTCACCCATCTTCTGGAATGAACCACGAAGGAAGTTATTACGTGAGAACTCAGCACGATCAACGAGCTTTGTAGGCTTACCATTACGAATGATGACAAAGCCCTCAGGCTTAACCGGTTCACCACCACTAGTACATGTGAATCCATTATCAGCACGTGATAGAGAACCGACTAGCGTATCTTTAGCTCTTTGTAGAGTACTATGAAGCTTGAAGATAGAGTTAAACTGTTGCTTATGAAGCTTAATATGGTCAGAGATAAGCTTAAAGTCAGCGAGTAGCTTCTCTCTTTTCTTTTCAACAAGTTCCGGCTTTGTAGCTTTCTTAGCATAGGCATCAATATCCTTAGCAGTTCTATCACCTAGAAACTTGATATATCCATCAGCACTTGCATTCTTCCATGTGCCCTTACGAACAAGGTCATTGATATAAGTCTTAAAGGTAATCTCATGACCAGAAAGAACATTATACCAATCTGGATCCATACCTGCAAAGACCTGGTTAGCCTCTTCAATTTCCTTCTCAAACTTCTTCTTTTCCATTGGACTAATAGATGTCGGGCCAATCTCAGGATTGATAGTATCAACATCTGCATCCTTACGGAACTGCCCATGATCCAGATCGAATCTAACCTTTGCATCAGCTAGAGTCTTACCCTCATAATACGAGTGGATAACAACACCTAGCTTTGCAGCAGTGATGTTACGCCCACGTGGGCCATTCTTCGGCGCACTATATGTGATCGTGTTAGGCGTAAAACTATAGCTATCACCATCATCCTTAACGTCATCCTTTGTGTACATCAGGTCACCCTGGAACACACCACCCTTCTTAGGCATAATCTTAGGTAGCTCCTCAAGAGCTGCTTTTAATTTAGCCACTAGACCTGGCGCATGTCCATGATTGGCCTCACAATCTTCAGGTGTATAGTTTAGCTTTGGATTCTTATTGAATGCAGACTTTGACGCAACGAAGAACTTACCGTTCTCAGGATTGATACCAAACACAATTGATGGCGCACCATCATACTTCGTTGTGATGATACTCTTTGTAGGCAAACCCTCGATAATCTTAACAGTATCCATCATCGAGTCATGAGCATGCGCAACGCCTTCATTACCAGCGTTGACGATATGATCCTCAGCGTGCTCGAGATGCTTTAACTTCTCGATGTCAAGTGACTCGGCAAGATAGATCTTGAAATTAATCATTAAATTACCCTAACATAGGTTTTGGTCTCATACGATGAGCTGCTTTTACACCCGGTGGCGGCATTTGTGTCCATGCCGCGGCTGGTGCTGCGGTGGGCTTTGGCGCACCAGTTGGTTTTGGTGCAGGAGCGGGTGCTTGAGGCGCAGGACGAGGTGGCGGAGTCGGTTGAGTCGGCTGCTGTGGCTTTGGAGGCTTTGCAACATTTGTTATTGTAGCGGCACGTGTCGATATTTGTTTGCTCTTTGATACAGTTGGATTGCGCGCTTTAGCAGCTGCTTGTTTTTTAATAACCTGTGCAGTAGTAGGTGGTTTAACAGCCGGTTTTGGAGTAGCAGCCGGTGCAGCAGCATCTTTCTTTTTTCCACCAAGATTACCTAGCTTACCATTAACCTGAATCGATGAGAATGCGCCATGTGTTGGACGATGCTCATACGACATAACATGGTTGCCATCTTGGTCATGAATATGAACAACACCACCAGGCGTATGTGTAGCCTTAAAGTCTTTTGCGTTGTTGACAACCTGCGTATGCTTCTTCTCCATAATAGGTTCAGATGTCTTCTTTGAACCTACAACATAATCATAGTCTAAGTCAGGAGATGTCTTCATCAAACTTTGAAGCATTGCTTTCTTCTGAGCCGGCTTTGCAGAATTAAAAGCCTCTGAGTGATGTTTAGCGGCTGCTAATTGTGCAGCCTTATTAGCTGCTAGAACTTGTGGATCTTCACGTCTAGCTTTAATCTCTTTACCTGATAGGCCTTCTAAACCGGCCTTCTTCTTAGCGGCATTCCAAATTCCAGTAATATCTGTCTTGATACCAGCTGCATTAGATGCCTGATCGAATGTATTAGTTGTTGAGTTACTTAATGTGCCAGGCTTAAACTTTAGTGATGCACCATGCAGTGTGCCGTCCTTCGTCTTAATAGCAATGTCGTGTGGGTTACCGGCACGATCAACCTTCTTACCCATAAGCTCATCGATGCCGGCGTATGTGTGATGAACCTCTTGAATATCCTCAGGTTTAATACCCTTATTCTTCTTCAAGCTATCTAGATATGCCGTAGCTGAGTTGTTAGCATACTCAAGAACCTGCTTCTGTTTCTCAGGCGGCAGGGAAGCCATCGATGCATCATGGAGGGCTTGCATTCTCTCGATACGTTTCTTATGGGCAGCATCCTTATTCTTTGAGGACCCAGTCATCTGATGAAGTCTTAATGCAGTAGCTGTTTCATATGCAGCACCAAGTGCATTGTTATTAGCACTAGCAGCTGCAGCCGCACTAGTGTCCCTTTCAACCAGGAAGTCTTCTCTTAAGAAAGCTAGAAATGAGCGCATGTTGGATCCCTAAAATAGGTTTTTTAGTATTTATCCAAACTAAAAAGGGGTGAGCTTGCGCTCACCCCTCGTATCACTAGCGAATGTGGTCAGGCGGAACCCCACCGTTATTCCCGACTATTCCAACGTTACTAACTTGCCACTTGTGCTGCAGACACAGTACACAGTTCGCTCGTGAACCTATTTATACGCGGATTCCAATTTTTGAAGAAGTTTAGAACAATTTTTTACCATGAAAGATGGGGTATACCCATCAAACCCACCACCAAGGTTGAAGTGGCGCAGCATCTTACGCGCCTCTTCCTTGGTTGGGAATGATCCGATCACCTGATCTGTTGCAGTCTCTAGGATTTGGTGCAGTTCGCTTGTCGAGATGATCTTGTAGTTCATTCAGTTACAATCCTTTTCCATTCGTCATTGATCTTTAACCACAGATGCCCGTCCTTACCAACAGACATAGCTACTTGAGTTTCAGTGTCGAAGTTATGATCTGCCTCTATTTCCATACCCTTACCAATTGTTAGCTTATTGCTTACAGGGAAACTAGAAACACAATAGCTATCAACATATTCTTTTGGAATACTCATTGAAAATTCATTCCAAACAGGCCGTAGTGTCTTAACTGGAGGAGGTAGTGGTGGCTTGTGAGCAGTTAGTGTCATCAGTGCCTTATCAGGAGCCATCGATGCTGGCGGTGCCTTTGCCATCGCTTCAGCTGCAGCTACTGCTGCAAATGGAGCAGCAGGAAGGAATGCAAAGAACTTACGCCTGTTCATTATCTAACTCTCTCATATGCTTACCACAGGTCCGACGGTAACCATCAGGCGAAGGCCAACCGCAACTAGCATAATCATGACAACCATCAACATCACACAAGCCAACAATTGATTTAATCTGCTTGTAGTCCTCAGCCACAAGAGCCTTAGTTATCTCTTCTTTGAAGTTGAGGTCGAACTCATTGCTGATAGTAAGACCAGAACTACAAAGAGGAGCATACGCATCAGGACCAAAGCCAAGACGATCATAGATTAGATAGCGATACGATCCACTCTCTTCAGCATGCTCAACAATATGCTTCATCACCCAACGAGTGACTGCCAGCTTCATATCATAGTCACAAGTTTCAGCAAGCTTATCAAGTTCATCCTCACGTGACTTCATAGCATCGCCAAGGGCCTTGAAGTCTTCCCACATATCATCCTTATCACTCATTTCACAAGCTCCTCAATATGAACGGGCATATAGTCACGAACCTCAACGCAGCAGTTAACATAGCGCTTATCTTGAATTAGGCCACGGTGACTGCCCTTATGCACGTGCCCATGCAGATTGTACTTACGCTTGTACAGTGCACTCTCATGAATAGGTACGTGTGTCAGGATACAGTCAAACTCCTTGAACTCCCTCCACATCAGAATCTTCTCGAACGTCTCTTGAAGATACTTTGACTTACCATCATCATGGTTACCAAGAATCAAACGCTTACGACCACGTAATCTCGACAGAACTTCATAGCCCTTACCGAAGTACACATCACCCAGATGATAGACAATATCATTGTCCTTAACCGTCTTGTTCCAACGGTCAATCATGAATTCATTCATGTGATGAATATCATGGAACTCACGCAGAGGCTTCTCCTCAGTATCAACGAACTTGAGGATGTTCTCATGGCCAAAGTGTGTGTCGCTGATTACGTAGATGTCTCTCATTTCTCGTCTTCGCCCTTGAATACAGTTAGCTCTGCTTCTCTTACACGATAGCCCTTATCATGCCACTTTTGGATTAGATGTGGGCGATCAATATCATGATGCTCGTGGCCCATCCAACGGAGCCACGCTTCCGATGCAGTAGGCGCGAATGTCCAGTATCCCCAGCAAAGCTCCCGCGCCTTTGGATCTGGGTGTGATATTACAAAACCCTTCATTTGAACCCCGCGAATACGTCCTTAGTGAACTTTTGCCTTGGCTTGTTGCGTTCAGTATCCTCAGTCATGAAGTGACCATTGTCCATAACAGGTCGATCCTCCATGATGTCATCCTGTGCAGACTGCTCTACATCATATAGACGCATGCGGCTGCGATCCACCCCAACAACGAACCTACGATTAGTGCTGGGATCACCATAGCGATTCTTGAGCTGCTTAACCATGATTTGGCCGAGTTCATCCAGCTTTTCTGATGTGGAGATACCAAACATAAAATCAGCTGTGGCTGGGAGTCCGAAGGATTCTGACGTATCTCCCAGTTCCAAGTCGCTGCTCGAATATCCGCTTCGAGTTGTCTGAGTCGCAGAGACGACAGGTACATTGAACTCGACT